CAATATGTGGCGTTGGAAATTGCTCGCGCAGCAGGCATTCCGGCGTACTTCCTTTCCGCTGAAACAACCTCGATGACATACTCCAACGCCACTTCTGAACGTCGATCATTAGTTGATTTCTCACTCCGTCCGATTCTTTCGGCGATAGAGGAAAGACTATCACTACCAGACATCTCTCCAAGTACAACAGAGATTCGCTTTGACCTCGATGACTTCTTAAGAGGTAACGCACTAGAGCGCGCACAGGTTTATCAGATACTCAACACAATCGGCGCAATGTCGATCGAGCAAATACAGGAAGAGGAGGACTTGATTCGATGAAGATCGATATGCCAGTCACACTCACAGCAGCAGACTCAAACAAGCGCACAATCTCAGGTCGCATTGTTACCTGGGGCGAGCAGGGCAATACATCAGCCGGTCCAACAATCTTCGCTGCTGAATCAATCAAATTTAATAAGAATGTGAAATTGCTATTAGAGCATGATCGCACTCGTCCAATCGGCAAACTTCTATCGTATGAAGTAACCAAAGAAGGCATTGATGCAACATTCAAAATTGCAAACACAATGGCTGGTGAAGATGCTTTGGTAGAAGCTGCTGATGGACTCCGAGATGGCTTCTCAGTAGGAGTCAAGGTAGATGCTTGGGACAATCAAGATGGCGTGATGGTGATCTCAAAGAGTTCAATCGTCGAGACATCATTGGTTACTGATCCAGCAATCGATTCTGCGCGCGTTGCACAGGTCGCAGCTTCTGAAGAAGAAGCCACACAAGTTTCTGAGACAACCGTCCCAGAAGTTCAACCAGAAGGAGAACAAGTGTCAGACACTACCGTTCCAGAGACTCCTGCCGTAACTGAAGCGGTAGAAGCTCACAAGGTAGAAGCAGCGGCTCCACGCCCAGCCTTCTACACATCACCACGTTCACCAATCGTCTCAGCAGGTTCATACCTCGAGCACACAATCAAGGCATCAATGGGCGATGAAGATTCACGCCAATATGTCAAGGCAGCAGATGACACCAGCACAAATACTGGTTTAACTCTTGCACCACATCTAAATGAGTTCGCTACAAACACAATCTCTGGTCGTCCAGCGGTTGATGCAGTATCACGCGGCGTTCTTCCAGCATCAGGCATGTCCTTCACATTGCCTAAGCTCAGTACTGCTCCAACGATTACAATCGAAGCAGAAAACGGCGCATTAGGTGGAACTGAAATGGCTTCAACATACATCACAGTTGATGTTAAGAAGGCAGCAGGAATTCAGACGATTTCCTACGAACTTCTAGATCGTTCATCACCAGTATTTTACGATCAGTTGATGCGTGAGTTGGCAGATGCTTACTCTAAGTACACAGACACAGCAATGGTCGCAGCATTCACTGCATCAGGTACACAGGCAACAGCACAGGCTGCAACAATCGCAGGTCTAAAGTCATACATTGCTAAGGAAGTTCCAGCAGCGTATGCAGCATCAGGTAAGTTCGCAACAAACCTAGTTGCTAATACAAACTGGTGGGAGACAATCCTCGGTGCAGACGACACAACAAATCGTCCGCTATTTACAGCAGCACAACCTCAGAATGCTCCTGGTGCAGTTTCAGGTCAGAGCATCACAGGTCAGGTTCTAGGACTTAACCTTGCTGTAGATCCACATATGTCAGTAACAACATTGATCGACGAGTCAGCATTCATTGTTGCTCCAGATTCATTCCGTTACTACGAATCACCAACAACAACCTTGCAGGTTCAGGCACTAGCCAACGGACAGCTACAGGTTGCAATGTACGGTTACTACGCAATCGCACCAATCTTTGGTGGCGGAGTACGTCGCTTTAACCTTACATAATAACTAACTAATCATGGTGGGGGGGCTGCTCCCGGTCTCCCCACCAGCAGTATAGAGAGGATCGAAATGCCAACAATTATCACAGCCTCACAGCTACGATCTGTGCTTGGCGTTTCGGTTTCTCTTTATTCTGATGCAACACTAGATGACATTATTGATACAGCAGAAGCGGTCATCCTTCCACTTCTCAATTCTTACTCAATCCCGATCGATGCAGTCTCTCTCGTGGATAATGTTGCTTACTTTTCAACAGTAGGTCTTAATCCTTTTGGTGAAGGTCAATCCGTAGTCATCTCAGGATGCGGTTCACCATTCAACGGCACTCGCACAGTAACCACATCACTTCTAAATGATGATGCGTTCTCAGCTGCAATAACTAATGCAGATATTCTTTCAAAGAATGTAATCCCATCTGGACTTGCTACTCTTACAGGCGCAACTACTTATGTAGGCAATGCAGCAGTCGAGACAGCCGTCACAGTAGTTTCAGTAGAAGTATTCCAAAGCCGTACTGCTCCAGGTGGACAGATCGAGGGCGTGGACTTTGCTCCGACACCATTTCGGATGGGGCGTTCACTTTACAATCGAGTGTCTGGTCTCTTAGGTAGTTTGGTAGATGTTGGGACAATCGCTCAATGACCATCCTCTCGCAAATCCGCACGCCATTAGCAAATGCATTCTCATCAGTTGCAGCTAATGTATTTGCTTATGTACCGGAAAATATTCCAGCACCAGCGGTCGTGATCGTTCCAGATTCTCCCTACATGGAGTTTCAAACAATCGGCAGTAACTCAACTTTTCGCGCTCGGATCAATATGACCATTACATGCGCGGTCGCATATAACTCGAACCCAGCAAGCTTGGACAATCTCGAGCAACTCATCACAAGTGTAGTCAGCCTAATCCCAGCAGGGTATGAACTGACTGCGGTCGATAGACCAACCGTAACAACAGTAGGAGCAGGGCAACTGCTCGTAGCAGACATTCGTGTCGCTACCTACTACACCCAATCATAAGGAGCAAAAATGCCAACAACAGTAATCACAGGGCGTGATATGGTCTTGACTATCGACTCAAAGAATTACGATGCTCAAGCTCTAAGCGTTAGCCTTGAAACAACACTAGATCGTCAGGCTTACGAGACACTAGATGGTCGCGTATTCAAGACAATCGATACAGATGCAACAATGACAATGGAACTTCTAGCAGACTGGGGTGCTTCAGGAGGCGGCGGCACATACTCAATCTGTGAACTTCTATGGGCAGCAGCTTCTGCATCACCAGACACAGCATTGGCTTACAGCTTTACAGCTGCAACAGGTGCAGTATTCACAGGCAATCTGTACCCATCATTTCCAACAGCAAATGGTGCTGGCAAGGATGCACAGACTGTAACATTCACATTGCAGTGCACAGCAAAGCCAACATTAACTGTCAGCTAAAAGAATCTAACAACGGGAGCAAAAAATGAGATTACCAATCACAATTACATATAACTCAGGCGATACAGTCACAGTCGTGGCACAGCCGCCAGAGTGGGCTAAATGGGAGAAGCAGACTGGGCACTCCACAACTAAGTTCAATGAGGTCGCAGGCATCTGGGATCTATTGTTCTTGGCGTTTCACACTATCAAGCGTGAGTCCGGTGGTCGTCCAGTCAAACCTTTCGAGGCTTGGATGGAATCTGTCGCAGATATAACAGTCGGTGAGTCAGACCCAAAAGCCATCAGCCAGGAAGCATCAGCCGACTCCTTGTAGAAATCGCTATTGCGACAGGAATCCCGATGAAGGAATGGCAAAGCGCAGAGGACATATTAACGGCACTTGAGGTATTGAAGGAGAGACATGGCAACTGATCCAATCAGTTACGATCGCCGGGAACTCCGATCTGTTATCTCAGCATTCAAGGCAATGTCAGAGCAAGCGGTCATAGAAGCCAAGAAGGAATCATCTGCATTGGCTGAGTTTGCTGCTGGCAAAATTAAGGATGCTGCTGCAACTCGTACTGTCTCACCAATCGCAGCTCAAAGAATCGCTAGCGGTGTAAAGATTTCTAAATCATCTAAAGTCGGCGAGTTCTCTTACGGCTTTGCATCTCAGAAGTTCTCAGGCGGTGGAACTACTCGCGACCTACTGTATGGCATGGAGTTTGGTTCAAATCGATTCAAGCAGTTCCCAAATCGCACACCATCTAAAGGTCGCGGCAATGCTGGATATTTCATCTATCCGACACTAAGAGCAATCCAGCCACAACTGGTTCAACAATGGGAAGAAGCGTTTGATCGCATCTTGAAGGAGTATAACTAATGGCTGGCAATAGAACTCTCAAGCTCTCCATCCTTGCAGATGTTGATGACCTCAAGAAGAAACTCAATCAATCCTCAACAGAGGTTGAAGGCTTTGCTGGCAAGTTACAGAAGTTCGGCAAAGTTGCAGGAGCTGCATTTGCTGCTGCTGGTGTTGCTGCTGTTGCTTATGCTGGCAAGTTAGCCGTTGATGGTGTCAAGGCTGCCATTGAAGATGAAGCCGCGCAGTTACGCTTAGCAACATCATTAGAGAATGTGACTGGAGCAACAAAGGCACAGATCAAGGAAACTGAGTCCTACATTCTTAAGACTTCATTAGCCTTTGGTATTACTGATGAGAAACTCCGTCCATCGTTAGATCGCTTGGTTCGATCAACAAAGGATGTCGAGCAGGCACAAAAGTTACAGACATTGGCAATCTCAATCGCAGCGGGCACCGGCAAAGACTTGCAGGCAGTATCAGAAGCCTTAGCAAAGGCACATGATGGAAACTTCACAGCTCTCAAAAAGCTGGGCGGTGGCATCGATGAGAACATCATCAAGTCAAAGGATTTCGATGCTGCAACTGCATCACTAGCCAAGACATTCGAGGGACAGGCATCAAAGCAGGCTGAGACATTCCAGGGGCGCATGGATCGACTCAAGGTTGCATTCGATGAAGGGAAAGAAGCAGTAGGTGCTCAGTTACTTCCAATCATTGAGAAGTTCGTCAATATCATTGTGGAGCAGGTCATTCCTAATCTTGGCAAGTTCGCTGCTTACTTTGAGCCAATCAAAAAAGCCATCATGGATAACAAAGAAACATTCCAAGCCTTTGGCAAGTTCATTGTGGATTACATCGTCCCAGTCCTTGCATTCACACTATCCAACGCATTCAAAGTCGTTGGCAAGGTGGCAGGTACGATCCTAGACATTATTGGTGATGTCATCTCTGGCATCACTCGCGCAGTTCAGATCGCTATTAGCGCAATCAATACTGTCATCAAGGCTTACAACGCTATTCCGCTATTGCCCAATATCCCTACAATCGGTGCACCATCTGGATCATCATCTGTCAGCGTTCCATCTGGACCAGATGCAGCTAGAGCAGCAGCGACTACCCAAAAGACTGCAAGCACAGTCAATAACATTACAGTCAATGGGGCAATCGATCCAGCCTCAACTGCTCGACAGATTTCAACAATTCTCAAGAATGAAGCAAATAGCAGCGGCACATTCCAGACTCTAGGAGTCAGCGCGTTCGCGAGATAACATGACTTGGATACCAGACTGCACAGTTACAATCGATGGGGTTGATTTCTCAAACAAAACCATTGATTCTGTAAGCATCTCTTATGGTCGGTCAAGCTATTGGGAGCAGGCTAGAACAGGCTTTGCGACCATTGTCATTGCAGACTGGACCAATACAGACTATGGCTTTGAGATCAATGACTCAGTTATTGTTACTGTGGACAATGCTTCAGCCGTAGCGCGTACAGTATTTACCGGCAAGGTCACATCTTTAGAAACAAAGATGGGCGCGGTCGGATCAGTCAATGAAGTGGCACTAATTACCATTTCGGCAGTTGGACCCTTTGCAGGTATGTCTCGTAAGATTCTTTCAACTAGTTATACTCGAGATTTAGATTCAGATCGCATGACTGACATTCTGACAGATGCAGGTGTTACAATAGATGTGGTTGATACTCCAGGCATTTATGAGTTCACCGATACAGGCGCATTTGTTGCAGATGCTTATTCCACAGCTGCAAAATATGCTGGCATGGCTAATGGGTACATTTATGAAACGACAAATGGCAGAGTCGGCTTTGCTAATGAGTCACGCAGAACAATCGCGGTTGATGCTTCTGGTTACATGCACATTCCAGAAAACTACATTCTATGGCGTTCAATCTCTTCATCAAAGTCTTTGGGAGATATTCTCAATTCAATAAACTTGACTTATGGATCAGGCACAAAAACATCAAGTGATGCTCCATCGATCGCTGCTTATGGTTTGCTCGGTGCATCTATTACTACAGAACTTTATTATGCAGCTGACGCTCAAGAACTAGCGGACAAATATGTCGCACTCCGGAGAGTACCTAGAGTCAATATGTCAGCATTTAGCATCCAGTTAGATTCGCCAAGTGTCTCATCCGGCGATCTTGACTCATTGCTCCAGATGTATATGGGCAAAGCCATTTCGATCACAGGGCTTCCAGCCTCATTATTAGGCACAAATTACTACGGATTCGTTGAGGGTTGGAATCTACAAGTCTCACGCAATCAAGCTGCAATCTCGCTGATCACTAGCGAGTCAAGTTATTCTATCCAGCCTACACGCTGGCAAGATGTCTCGGCTGTTCTTGCATGGAATGCTGTCGGGGCTACGGTACAATGGGAAACATACGACTAGGAGCATGAATGGCAAGCACAACTAACTTTGGCTGGAGCACTCCAGACGATACAGCATTGGTCAAGAACGGAGCATCGGCGATCCGTACTCTTGGTTCATCTGCTGATAACACCGTTCAAGACCAAGTCATCGCCGCATTGATGGGAGCATACTAATGGCAAATACAGCTAAAGCACTCTTTCGTGGCGCAGCTACAACTACGACCACGACAACCCTTTACACCGTACCAGCGAGTACAACAGCGATCATCACTAACATTGCGGTAACTAATACTTCTGCTACTGCCTACACATTCACTATTGCTCTTGATGATATATCTATCCACACAGCAACATCGATCTTGGGCAACTCAACTGTCTATATTGACTGCAAGCAAGTATTGGCTACAACCAAGACGATCAAGGGTGGAGCTTCTAACACAGCTGTGAACTTCCACATCTCAGGGATGGAGATCGCGTAATGGGTGCTTCAGTAATTCCAGTTCCAAGTACAGGGGCAACATCTGATAACTGGGTTTTAATATCCTCAGTTACCCCTACCGCTTTTGCAAGCTCTGTTGCATTTACTTCAATTAGTGGTTACAAAAAACTATTGGTGAGAGTAGTAGAGCCAAACACAACTGGAACTGCGAGTTTTAATTTAACATTTAACTCTGACTCAGGGGCTAAATATTCCTATGCATCTATTGGAACATTTACATCGGGCGGCACTTCTTACCCTTTGTCCGCAGGCGATACAAACAATACTTTAATTCCATTAAGTGCTGGTGGAGTATATGGTAATACTTTATCTGCTTTTATTTTAATCAATGAAACAAATACTACAAATGTAAAAACATTCACAGGGGGCGCCACTTGGACTGTAGATAGCAGCGGTGGAGGAGGCTATCCAAATCTTAGTGGTCAGTATTACGCATCGGCAGCAATCACTACAGTTACATTTTCTACCACAAGTACTTTCACAGGAGCAGGAACAGTCGCACTTTACGGAGTGGCAATATGAGCAATCGTTTTGGTATGGAAATCAATGTACAAACAGGCGAAGTGACACAGGTCGAATTGCCAGAGGTAATTGATGAAGCCACGTCTGAGTAAATCAGCCATCCAGCTGAGAGAACAGATCGATGACAGTTTCCCGGATCGAGATAGAACTTCCGATGGGTGGATCGGTGATACCAAACACTCTTCTCGCAAGTCTGATCACAATCCAGATGCTCAAGGATGGGTACGCGCCATCGATGTTGATGCTGACCTCAACAACGCAAAAGGGACTTCCGTCTATCTTGCAGATCAGATACGACAATATGCAAAGTCCAGTAAGCGAATTACTTATGTTATCCACATGGGCAAAATCTGCTCACGCAAATCCCTTTGGCGATGGATTAAGTACACCGGAATCAATGCCCACAACCATCACATCCATATCTCGTTTTCAGAAGCTGCTGATGAAGATAAAACATTTTTTAACATTCCGATGCTAGGGGGATCCAATGGCTAGAGTCACGATTAGTTCTAACAATCTCTTTCCCGGTCCTCGGGGAGCACAGGGTCCAGCAGGTCCGGCAGGTGGTCCAGCAGGTCCTACAGGTCCACAGGGACCACAAGGCAATGCAGGTCCACAAGGTCCACAAGGTATTCAAGGTCCAGTAGGTCCTACAGGTCCGGGTGGAGCACAAGGTCCTAAAGGTGAAAATGGAAACACAGGATCAGCAGGAGAACGCGGTCCACAAGGTCCAGCAGGTGCGGACTCTACGGTTCCCGGTCCTACTGGTCCTACTGGTCCTACTGGTCCAACGGGCGCGACAGGCGCAACAGGTGCAAACTCAACTGTCCCCGGTCCTACTGGTGCGACCGGTCCAGCTGGAGCAACTGGAGCAACTGGTCCACAAGGTATTCAAGGTATCCAAGGCAATACAGGTCCAACGGGTGCCACAGGTGCCACAGGTGCCACTGGTGCCACAGGTGCCGATGGTGGTTCTGCCAACTATTACAACTACAGAGCAAAGACCACAATTACAACAGGTAACCCTGGCAATCAGCATTTGATTTGGAACAATGCAACGCAAGCATCTGCAACACAAATCAACATTAACCACATCAACGGAGATGGTGTAGATGTTGACATTTTCTTGGCCTTAATTAAAACAGGCGATGTCATTATTGTCCAAGATAAAAACTTGTCTGACAACTTTCAAAAGTTCACAGTATCGGCAACACCGACCCTTCAAACAGATTATGTTGAAATTCCTGTAACGCTCACATCATCAGGCGGTACTGGCACAACAAACTTTGCAAACAACCATCAACTCATTGTTGCAATTGTTTCAACGGGTATTGTTGGTCCTACAGGTCCAACGGGCGCAACTGGTGCCACAGGTCCAACGGGGGCGACAGGCGCGACCGGTGCAACTGGTCAAGGTGTACCTGTTGGCGGTACTACAGGTCAAGTCCTATCTAAGGTCAATGCAACCGATTACAACACTCAATGGGTCGCACAAAGCGGTGGCGGTGCAATTCCGGTTTTGGATTGGGTGAGTGGTTCAACTTATAGAGCTGTTACTGCAACTACAACAACAGCGACACTAGTAACAAATACGACTTACTACACCCCTATTTTTATTTCGGGTAGTTTTTCTTTAGATAGAATAAGTCTTTTAACATCTGGGACATTTTCAGGATCATCGACCGTTAGACTAGGTATTTATGGGGATACAGGTGGCAAGCCCGATACTTTAATTTTAGATGCTGGAACTGTTTCGGCGACCGCATCTAATACGGCTTATTCAATTACAATATCTCAAACTATTTCGGCGGCTGGAGTTTATTGGCTGGCAATTAACTCTCAAACAAGCGCATCAGTTAATAGTTATTCGGCTGGTTCGGTTTTAACAATGGCTGGAACTCCAAGCACCTCGGGAATTGCAAATCAAGCCATGGGCTCCTATGCCCAAACAAGTGTCACCGGTGCATTTGGAAATGCTGTGCCTACTAGTGCAGCGGTAACTATACCTTTTGTTTTTGTGAGGAGAGCATAATGTATAAAGAAATTATTTACGGCATTGGCGGCTATGATGAAACAAAGCCAAACAATAACATCGTTGAAGTAATCGACATCCCAGATGAGGAGCAAGAATGAAAAACCCAATAGTCCTAGCAGCTGGAGCATTTCTTGCTGCCTGGTCAGCAACTAACTTTGACATCGACTATCGAGCAATCCTATTCGCAGTCCTTTCGGGAGTGTTTGGATATGCAACACCAAAACGGTAATGACTGCGATGGACATGGCGGCTCTTGCTGTTGCTGCTACGACCGTTATTGGTTCATTTATTGGCTCAGTCAAGTGGTTAGTAAAGCACTACCTAAGCGAACTCAAACCTAATTCTGGATCATCTCTACGCGATCAAGTAACTCGATTAGAAGCGCGTGTCGATACCATCATTTCAATGCTAGAGAAGTGAGAATTATCCCATGGCAAGAAAAGCAACGAAGAATCTAGTTGAGCAAGATTACTCAGCTCTCGATGCTTACTGCATTGGGATGTATGAGTTTGCTCAATCTTTGAAGCGAGCAGGCTTTGATGAGGAAACTGTGCTTGGGATCATCGTAGAGCGATCTGCCTATCCTGCATGGATCTTGCCAGATCCTATCGAGCCAGAACGCTTTGGCGATTATGAAGATGAGGATGACGATTAAGCGAATCGTCGTAGTGTCGGACTTACAGGTCCCATACCATGACAGGGTTGCAACCCGTAACCTTGCTAGTTTCATCTCTAAGTTTAAGCCAGATCAAGTAGTAACGATTGGCGATGAGATCGACCTACCCCAGATCAGTAAATGGGAAGAAGGTCGAATGGGCTCTTATGCCCAGACACTCGATGATGATCGCAATGAAGCTGTGCAGCTTCTATGGGAATTAGGCGTTACAGACTGCATCCGCAGTAATCACACAGATCGTCTGTATAACATCATTATGGCTAAAGTACCTGCATTTGGTGCATTACCAGAACTGCGTTTTGAAAAGTTTATGAAGTTTGATGAATTGGGCATTACTTTCCACAAGAACCCAATGCTTATCGCGCCTAACTGGATAGCAGTGCATGGAGATCACACACCAATAAAGCCACAGGGAGGCTTATCAGCTTTAGAGGCGGCTCGTAGACATGGCAAGAATGTAATCTCAGGACATACTCACAGGGCAGGGCGATCAGCCTTCTCAGAGGCTTCTGGAGGCCGTATAGGCCGTGTTCTGCATGGTGTCGAGGTAGGCAATCTCATGGACTTTAAGCAGGCTGCTTACACTAAGGGCGTGGCTAATTGGCAACAGGCATTCGCAATCATTTATGTGAACAAGGCCAAAGTCCAGGTGGATC